GGCTAGGTTCACGCTCCCATTTCTGGAGTGTCCGAATGTTGACCTTTGCCACTTCTGAGGCATGTTGCTGGGTCCAGCGGGCCAGCAGGCGGGCAGCTTTGATATCGGCAGGGGTGATGGTGCTGGGGTTCATTCTGTGGCCTTTGAATATGGCAAATTGAGGCGTTTGGCGATCTGAGCGCATTTGAAACAGTAAAAATCGATGGCTACTTGATGCTCGATATTGTGTTTTACCTCACACAGTAAGGAGGACGAGGTTTGTGCTTTCACATGCTTCATTAGTCGTTTCCCGACTTTTTGTTTCCATGTTTTGATCATAATTAGCTCCTAGAGTGGGTTAGAGGTCAGGCAGTAGCGAGGTTTTTGGCAATTGCGGAGTCAATCCGGTAAATAACTTCGGTATCATCGGTTGACAATGAGAACCCGAACGAATACCCAATAAAGTTGCCGCAATATGAGACAGCGTTAGGGGCATCTGGATAGATGGGAGCGCCGTCATTCGCATAGACCTTATGATCTAGCTTTGCATCAAACACAGCGCCGTTGTAGCGACGGGCTGGGCCTCTAAATGGGGCGCGTAGGGGATCGGGTTGGAATTGCGGGTCATTTGAGTAGTCCAAACGGCTATCAAGCGGCCAGCGGCTCAGGGCATCAATAAGGCCATCAACGGTATTGTTTTCCGGCCATCCTGGGATTGTGTTACCGCTCCCGATGTATGTAATGTCAAGCATAATCTATCTCCAGAGGGTTAGAGGGATTCAGGCGGACCCGGTGAAATACGGATGATTGACAGGTTGTGGGATAGCCTCGCATTTGAGCCACTTTTGCCGATAGTGAGTTTTCAGGATCAATTCGGCCTGCGCTTGGGACATTGGTTGCTTGCTGACTTGCTGGCGCACATGGCCCGATGAATCAATGATGCAAGGGTAAAATAGAGATTCGTGCATGCTGTACTCCAGTAGGTTGATAGGGTTAGGCGGAAAGCTCGACAGAGAAATAGAACTTGCCCAAGTTTTCGCTATAGCCTTGACGATTGTTTGGCATTTGCCTGAATAAGCGAAGGGTTGCAATCTCGGAACCGAAAGCATACAAAGCGCCTCCAATGTGCTCCACCGTTACCGCTTCTCCAGCAATACGGCCCCAGTCGGCTTGGGCGCGTGCGATTTGTGCTTCTGTGATCATGGTTAGCTCCGGGTTGGTTTATCGAACTGACAAGGTAAGTATACGGTTAAATACCGTAATTGCAAGGGGTTAGGCTACCGTTGGTCGGATGAGATACTGAACATTTTCCCATGGTGTACAGGAATACAGTAAAATCTAGGCATGGACAAGAAATTACTTGAAGAGCACGTTTTTTATCGGGATGGCCATTTCTATGGCTTGTTTAACGGCAAGAAAAAGGGCTCTTTTGATACTCATGGACGCATACAAGTTTTAATAGCCGGAAAGAGATATTCGGAGCATCGGCTAGTTTGGCTTTGGTTTAATGGGGAATTTCCTGATGGTGACTTAGATCACATCAATAGAAACCCGGCAGACAATCGCATCGAGAACCTAAGAATCGTAACTCGATCCCAAAACAAGCAGAATTCTGGCTTGTACAAGAACAACACAAGCGGTTTTAAGGGCGTATGTCTTGCTGGTAAATGGGGAACATGGAAGGCCTCAATAGCAATTGATCGCAAAAGGTATTACCTCGGTTCCTTTGAAACCAAAGAACTAGCCTATCAACGGTATCTTGAGGCTGTTCGGGAATTACATACGCATTCTCCATTGATCAGTAGTTAGCACTTGCATACGCGCACAGTTATGGCTATCATGCAGACATCTAAACTGATGGGGAAAGCATGAAGGTTGAGGGAATGGATGTAATCGTAGACCAATACGTAGGCCGATTGACGCATGAGGAAGCGTACAAGCTGGCGTATGAGCTATTGCAGAAAGCTCGGCAGGCGTGGCCGTACTATGTTGCAAAATCGGCTGAAACTGATAAAATCAAGGAATGCCAACTCTTGAGCAACAGTTAGCTGATTTACAGCGCTTCAAGGTATTGAATGACCTAAGAGCGCAGGCACCCGCGACGGCCCAAGCATCCCTAGCCCCGGACGAGCATTTACAATATGCCGAAGGGTTGACAAGGGAAGACCCTCTAAACGCTCTAGGACTGGGTTTAATCGCTGCTCCCGGCTACTATCTAGCCAAACAAGCCCCATTTATTGAACTATCCAAAAGACTAGGACTCATAGGCCAAAACGCCACCCCTGGGACATTGGGACAACTGGGCGCTGCTTACCGGGGGATAGGAAGAGGTTTAATCGGCGCGGATTGGTCAAATACAGGGGGAACCCTGAAAAGCATGATCATGGGGCAATGATGGATATTTTTGTCATCCCTGAATATCAAAGATCAATCCATGAACGGTTGATAAACTGGGCCAGATGGGTAAAACCCGGGCATTGGTCAAAGATTCATCCCATGTGGGCGCACTCCAGAAGCAACGCAAGACAATGGCACACACCAGAAGTTAGGCCCACTTGCGACACCTTAGACGCTCAATACATAGAGCAGACAATCAGAAAACTTCCCCAAAAGAACGCATATATCACAAGATGGTATTACGTCTACTGTTGGCCGGAACATAGAGTGAGGCGGGAATTGGGCCTGACAAAGCAAGGATTGTTTGAGACCATCATAAATTCCAGAGATAGGCTGGAAAACGCTTGCTTATGACAAAAGAATCTGTTATCGTCGCAAAACTCGACGCGCATACGCATAATGAGACAGGCCATGGGGTAAAGCTTCCCAAAAATTCAGAAAGAATCGAATGAGCCTCAAAGACAATCTCCTACAAGCACAAGCCGATGTTGTAATTGCACAACAAGCATTAGACGCTGCAAACGCAAAGGTTTCGGCAGCGCAAGCAGAACTAGACAAATCCCTCCCAGTTGTCGCTCTTCTAGAGCAAGCAATCCAGAACGCTGAGACTCTTGCTGAACAAGGGATTAAAGACACTCTGGCTAGTTTCGTGAATCAGGCGAAAGCGCTGTTCTAAGTTAGTGATCGCTGACAATGAGTGAAAACATTCAGCAAAAATCACGAGTTGGGGGAAAAAGAGAAGGGTCCGGTAGAAAGCTTGGCTCTGCTTCTAAAAAGACTCGTGAAATTGCAAATAAAGCTGCTGAGTCTGGTTTAACTCCATTGGAATACATGCTTCAAATCTTGCAAGACTTTGGCGCAGAGCCTGCAATCAGGTTAGACGCGGCAAAATCTGCCGCGCCTTACATTCATCCTAGGCTGTCTGCTGTAGAGCATTCCGGGGACTTGACTATCAGAACCCTATCTCAAGAGCTTGCAGAACTGAATGACGCCAATACAAGAGGCGGTTAGCCGGTGGAGGGCAGAAGGGCCGGCCCAGTTCGCCAAAGAGGTTTTGGGAGCAACTCCTGAGGATTGGCAATGGGAGGCAAGTAAAAAGCTTGTAGAGCGCCGGAAGCTATCTATTAGGTCTGGACACGGGGTAGGAAAGTCTACATTCATGTCCTGGTGCATTCTGTGGTTTTGCTCTAGTTATTTTCCTTGCAAGGTTCCTGCAACTGCGCCGACTGGGCATCAGTTAGATGACGTGCTATGGGCAGAGTTAGCTAAGTGGCATCGAATACTGTGCCAAAGAATGCCAGCCCTAGGGAATGAGTTTGAATGGTCAGCAGGCTCATACAAGATGAAAAGCCATCCCAGTGAATCTTTTGCCGTGGCGCGGACATCCAGACCCGAGAAACCAGAGGCCTTACAAGGATTCCACTCTGAGAACATCCTCTTTGTAATAGATGAGGCTTCCGGGGTTGCTGATAACGTGTTCGAGGTTGCAGAGGGCGCTCTATCGACCGATGGGGCTTTTGCGATCATGGCCGCTAATCCTACCCGGCAGAGTGGTTACTTCTATGACTCACACCACAAGATGCGGGCCTACTGGGGCTTGATGCATGTCAATGGTGAGAACTGCGCCCGGGTATCTCGGCAGTACGTTGAGAGCATGGCAAAGAAATATGGGAAGCAGTCTAGCATCTACAAGGTTCGCGTACAAGGTGAGTTCGCAGCGGCAATTGATGGCGTAATACCTCTTGAGTTGTGCGAAGCAGCAAAGATCAGAGAAGTAGTGGTTTTCCCTAATGCTCCAGTTATATGGGGTTTGGACGTTGCAAGGTTTGGGGATGACTCTACAGCACTTGCCAAGCGCAGAGGAAACCATCAAATCGAAGTCTGCCGAGAGTGGTACGGTAAGGACACCATGCAAACTGCTGGCTTGATAAAGCATGAATGGGATTCAACTCAGCCAGATCAGCGACCAGCTTCTATCAACATAGACGTGATCGGGATCGGTGCCGGGGTTGTGGATAGGCTTAAAGAGCTTGGCCTTCCTGTTTATGGGGTAAACGTAGCAGAATCAGCGGCAACTGATATAAGCGATGATGCCCAGTATTCAAGACTTAGGGATGAGCTATGGTTCACTGGCAGGAAGTGGCTTGCTGCGCTGGACTGCAAGCTTCTGGACGATGACGACCTGATAGGCGAACTGACTACGCCAAAGTATTCTATCTTGTCCAATGGCTCAATCAAAGTAGAGAGCAAGCAAGAAATGAAGCTTAGAGGACTCAAGAGCCCGAACCTTGCTGATGCATGGTTGCTTACCTTTGCTAGTGATGGCGCTTCCAAGTGGGGCGCTGAGTTGAAATACCCTAAATTCAGTTATGCATGATAAAACGGACGATCAAATCAAAACTCTATGGCGTCATTTAGGAGTTAATCCTGAAACATTGCTTTCCGATCTTGAGTATTACAAGAATTATTCTCATACCGATAAGGCTCACTTTGATCGCATGATCGCATTGTGTAAGGCGACATACTTCAAAGCACAGCCACCGGCAAAAGTTGTGCGATACAAAAATACGCTACATAATCCATTTCGTCCTATTATTCAAGGGATATCTCTAAGGATTGCTGAATGGCTGCTATCAAGGAAGTATCTTGTTCAGTCACATCCTATGGCTGTTCTGGTACATGACTTGCAATATAGGATTCAAGAACTCACTAATGAACGCAATAGTTGGAAAACAAAGGCGATTATCAATCAAGTGAAAGGAATTTGATATGGGACTACTCTCAACCAATGAACGCAAGGCTCTTCCAAAAAAGGACTTTGCCGGGCCAGATAGAAGCTATCCTGTTCCTGACAAAAGCCATGCGGCTAACGCAAAGGCACGAGCTACGCAAGCTGTGAACGCGGGACGAATGAGCCCGAGTACGAAGTAAAAGATTGATGCCAAGGCAAACAAAGTGCTAAAAGGCTAACTATGCCTAAAGCAGGCATGTTTTTATTGGGTTTTATGGTGAGTATGATTTTTGCGCCATATTTAATGTCGCTCGGCGAAAAATCAGCAACATGGCTATTCAAGAATAAAGGCATCGTCGAGAGACGCCCCGAATATGACACAGATGACCGATGATGACTTGCGAGCCCTGACAGATCAGGAGATGCGCAACTCTGTAGGCTATGCCTCTGGCAAACTGGCAAACATGCGCCAGAAGGCCATGTGGTACTACCTTGGGGAGGCTAAAGATGATCTGTCTCCGCCTGAGATTGAAGGGCGGTCCAAAGTAGTTGCGCCCGTTGTTAGAAACACGATCGAGTCAATGCTCCCTCAGTTGATGGTCAAGTTCTCAGGCTCTGAACGTGTGGTTGAGTTTGAACCTAATAAGCCCGGAGATGAACAAGCTGCTGATCAAGCTACTGATTACATCAATTATCTTTACCATATTCGGAACGATGGTGAACTGATAACCTATAACTGGATGAAAGACGCCCTTCTATCCAAGAACGGGTTTATTAAGGTCTGGTGGGATACGCGAAGCGAAGAGACAAGAGAAGAGTATAACGGTTTGAACGACATCGAACTAGCTCAGTTGATGGATGATGAAGAGGTTGAAGTCACTGAACAGAAGAGCTATCCAGATGAGGAAGACGCTGAACAGAGGCAGAAGGCTCTACAGCAGATGGAACAGCAGTTACAACAAGCAACCGTAGCGGCTCAGCAGGGCAACCAGCAGGCCCAGCAAGCAGCCATGCAAATGCAACAGCAGATGCAGCATATTCAATCTCTTCCTCCAAAGATGCTGTATGACGTTGTTTGCCATAGGACAAAGAAGGGCGGGAAGATTTGCGTTGAGAACGTTCCGCCCGAGGAATTCCTGATAAGCAGAAACTCAAAGACGATTGCAGACGCACGTTTTGTTGGGCATCGTGTTTCACGTACCTTTTCTGATCTTAAGTCTATGGGCTACAAAGACCTAGATGGTATCTCAGGAGATGACCAAGGGACGGCTTTGAATATGGAGCGGATAGAGCGTCTTTCATGGGATGACGAACTCGCTTATATCGGGTCTGATGTTGTTCTGACGACAGACGAGAGTCAAAAGAACGTCTGGGTGACTGAGTGTTACATCCGCTGTGACTATGACGGAGACGGAATCTCTGAACTTCGCAAGGTGGTTCGGGCTGGCAACAAAATCCTTGATAACGAAGTCTGTGACGTTGCGCCATTCGTTTCGATTACCCCAGTGCCGATGCCGCACAAGTTCTTTGGACTATCTATCTCTGACTTGGCAATGGAAAGCCAAAGGATTGAAACATCTCTTCTGCGGTCTACTCTTGATAACACCTACCTCCAAGTCAATGGCCGTTACTTCGCTGTGGAGGGACAAGTAAACCTTGATGACCTTCTAACCTCTCGCCCTGGCGGGATTGTGCGAGTCAAGAACCGCGATGCTGCTGGACGATTGGATCAAGGCAATGGTGACTTACAGAATGCAATGAACATGCTGGAGTACGCCAAAGGCTTCAATGAAGACTCGACCGGCTGGACTCGGTACAACCAAGGGACTGACGGAGATTCTCTTAACCAGACGGCCACAGGTTATACAGGCGTTACCAACAGGGCAGACATGAGGCTAGACCTTATCGCCCGCTGCTTTGCTACAGGGTTCAAAGACCTGTTCAACATGATGCTCAAGCTAACCAGCCAGTATCAGCAGAAAGAAGACGTCATAAAACTAAGGGGTGATTGGGTATCTATCGACCCGAGAGAGTGGAAGAACGGCTTCACGACTACTGTAAATGTAGGTCTTGGTACTGGAGACAGAGACCAACAGATTAAACGCCTGATGGCGATGCTTCAAGAACAGAAACAGGGTGGTTTGCAGATGGGCATCGCTACTCCTGAGAATGTGTACAACTCTGAGGTTGAGTTGGTTAAGGCTCTAGGATTCAAATCTGCCGACAAGTTCTGGACCGATCCTGCTAAAAACCCTCCCCCTAAAACTCCTAGTCCTGAAGAGATCAAGGTGCAAGGTCAGATGCAGATCGAGCAGATGAAAGGTCAACTAGCCGACCAACAACACCAGAGAGAAGTACAAGCTGATATGCAACTGGAGCAGCATAAACAACAAATGCAAGCTCAAGAGAATGCTCTTCAAAATCAGTTAGAGGCTCAGAGAGAACAGCAAAGACAACAGCTTGAAGCACAAGTAAATGCACACAAAGCCATGCTGGACGCTGCTGCAAGAGAGCAAGAGATTGTATTCGAGAAGTGGAAAGCTGAACTCGATGCTCAGACACAGATTTATGTGGAGCAGTTGAAACTTGGAAGTAAGGAAACGCCTGACGACACTGGAGACATGAACAACGCTCTTGCTGTCGCTATCGACGGCTTCAAACAGTCATTGGAAAACATGAACAGACCTCGCCAGATAGTTCGCGGGCCTGATGGGAAAGCGCAAGGAATCGTATGATCGACACGACTAAAGGTCCTATAGATGAGTCTCTTCTTGAGAAGCGAGATGGGATTGACGACAACGAAACCGCTTTTGTCGAGTGGGTGGAATACTGGCTTGACGGTGAGCTTGTCCACCGCTCTGCCCATGCCCACATGAAGGCCGGTGTCGTCTCACTTCTGGAGGGTTCTTTATGATAGTTGATGAAGCCATTGTCAAAAGAGTGCTTCCTGAATGCTACCGTATCATCAATGAACTCTTGAAGGACAATTCTCAAAAGCAGTTGATTCTTGAAGCCAAACGGATTCTTCCGCGACAATATTCAAACTCATTCCAATTTGGAAGTGGTAAATAATGGCCAATACCCAAGCATTCTGCACATCGGCCAAGGCTGAGTTGTTGAACGCAAATCACCAATTCGGTTCTCCAACGATCACATCACGCACGAGTCTTACTTCCCCGACTGCTGATGTGATGAAAGGTGCGCTGTACCTAGCGACCGCGACTCTGAACGCAACGACGACAGCCTATTCAGCGACAGGTGAAGTAGCAAACTCAGGCTCCTATACCGCTGGAGGAATCTCTTTCGGTGGCTTCAATGCGCCGTCTACCTCTGGAGTAGAGGGATTTACGACTCCGACCGCGAGTTGGACGACAGGCGCAGGTTTCTCAGCAGCAGCTTTCGATACGATCCTGATGTACAACTCTTCCCAGTCGAACAAAGCTGTTGCCGTCTTCACATTCGGATCACAGACGATCGTCGCAGGGACATTTACCCTGACGATGCCTGCAAATACAGCAGGTAATGCTTTGGTGAGGCTGACCTAATGGCCAATGGACTTGGAACCGCAACGATTGATTTTGGGTCTGATCCAGGAACCAATGAAGCATCTATCGCGGTGACAGGGCAAGGAACGATAAGCGCTACGAGTAAAGCTGAATCCTATGTGATGGCAGACGACACGACCGCAGACAAAACTGCAAGCGACCACAGGTACTTTGCTGAGTTTTGTGGTTTGACGTGTGGGACACCTACCGCAGGTGTAGGGTTTACTATTTACGGTCGCAGTCTGGAGAGATTGCAAGGAACATTTGCCCTTAGATGGGTTTGGGCGGATTGATATGTCATTAGATGCAACCATACAAGGCGGTAGTAGCGTCGCAAACAAGGCGAACGTAGACGCCAACTTCCAGCTTGCTACGACGACAAATACAAATCCTGTTAAAGCAGGGTTTACTGTTCTTGCCGGACAACTCAATGATGGTTCTGCTTTCGGGACGGTAGAAAATATCGCTATCGGGGTTTCTGAGGAGTCTCGTCTGAGTTCTGGTGTTGATTCGATCATGTTCAACGATCAATTCAACTACACTGCTCAGGATACATCGAACTATCGGAATCCTGCTACGACACAGACCATTACCTACCCCGGAGGTTACTGTATTCTAAATGGGGGAAATGTCACAACTATAAATACAAATTCAGCGATCCAGACTTACAAGTCTTTTCCTGTCTTCGGAGGATTTGGAGTCTGGTTAGGAACGGCCTGTCTTCATACTGCTGCTCCGCAAGTCAACGCAGTCACTGAATGGGGGCTTTTCAATGCGACTCTTCCGGGTGCCGCGATACCCTCAGACGGAGCGTATTTCAGATTCACCAATACAGGGACGTTTGTTTGCATCATCAATAACAACGGAACTGAAACGACCAGTTCAGCCCTGACGATTCCTGCTGTCAATATCAACCATTTATACGATATCAAAATCACTGAGGAAACTGTAGTTTTTGAAGTTGATGGAACTGTAGTTTTTGACGTAGATACTCCAGCAGGATTCGGACAACCATTCGCTAATGGGTCTCTGCCTTTCTGTGCAAGACACTATATCGCAGGGTCTGCTCCGGCATCGGCGATGCAATTCAAGATCGCAACGATAGATATTCTCCTTCAAGACATGAACACCACAAAACAGTGGAATCATGTGATGGCGTCTTATGGAAGACACGCCTATCAAGGACAAACGGGTGGTGTAATGGGGTCAACCGCCCTGTATACGAACTCTCTCGCAGTAGGAGCGGGCGCGGCAGCTACGAACACAACCGCAGCTTTGGGTACTGGTTTCGGAGGACAGTTTGCACTTCAACCTACCCTGACTGCGGGCACAGATGGGATAATTTCGAGCTACCAAAACCCAGCAGGGTCGGTTTCACAAACACCCAAAACGATCCTTATCACAGGGATAAAGATAGACGCCATATGTGCTTCTGCGATCACTGGTGGGCCTTTAGTCTTCTTTATGAGTCTGGCCTTCGGACATACCGCAGTGAGTCTTGTTACCGCAGAGGCCGCGACGACAAAAGCACCTCGGAGAAAGGCTTTAGGATACTTCTCTTTCGTCGTTACGACTCCCATATTTGCGACTGCCTCTCCAATTATTATCCACTGGGACACACCTATTCCTGTCTATCCCGGAGAGTTTGTACAAGTGGTTGCAAAGAACATCGGTACGGTGAGTAGTGCCGGGGTGATCTCTTTTCTTATTGACTTTGACGCGTACAACGAATGACCGGCGAAAAAATCATGACCCAAGTAACCGGGCAAGGTCCGGGGGTCTTACCATTGACAAATATTGTCATCAAATGGGCACTCACGTCTCCCATAAACAATATCAGCACGAGCGAAGTCTTCTTTGGAGTTGATTTGTCTCTTCCGATTGATCAGGTAAGACAGTCTCTGAGAGACCAAACAGCCGCGTATATCACTAGTCTAACGGGACAAGCCTTCACTGCATTGGACGTTATAAGCCTTGATGACCTTCTTGAACAGTCCTACGGATTGGCACCGATCACGGTCGTTATTTCTTCTCTCGTAGTTTCAGACGACATCAACCGGGTTCTGATTCCAACCATCCTGAATCACCCAAACGTCACCATAGACACGGTACCGTGGTCGGTCTCCGCGAAAGCTCTTGTCTCTGGAACCGCTACGCTCGTCATCAAAAACGATGCAGGGACTCTTCTGGCGACCAAAGCAATAACAGCAGCAGGATCGTTCAACTTTACCCCGATAGTCTCAACGATCAACGCGGGTGATAACCTTCACTTTGGGTTCTCAGGAATAGGACTGGGACTTTCAGACGTTTGTGTAACAGGCTGGCTTAAGGTTCCGTTGGGTGTATGAGCCTTCTTCTTGTAGCGACCAGTGGTTCTCCGGATGTAACTGTTGCTATAACGGGTGTAACCAGCCCCGGAGCGGTGGGAACTCTTACCCCTGTCATCACGATAGCTCTGACTGGCGTATCGTCTACTGCCGTCGTAGGGTCGATGGTATCAGGGGATTCTGATGCGCTGACAGGGGTTAACTCTCTAGGGACTTTGGGAACGGTAGCCCCGAATATCACAGTCGCATTATCAGGTATCGCGTCAGCTGGAGCCTTGGGAACGCTTCTCCCGGCCACACAGCAGGCATTGACAGGGGTTTCAAGTACAGGGGCTACAGGGACGATCCTGCCTGACATGCAAATCCCGCTGGTCGGGGTGAGTTCAGTCGGAGCAACAGGATTCTTGGCTGCTCCTGCCGGTGACATAACTATCGCGTTGACAGGTGTCTCGTCTCAGGGCGCATTGGGAAGCCTGACGCCAATCGCACAAGAATCTGGCGGCTACGAAGACAAAAAGAAGAAAAAGTACATCGTTGAGAAAAACGGACGTTTGCTTGTTTTTAGCAGCAAATCAGCGGCATTGCATGTTCTTAACGACACGCCTAAAATAGCCACAGTTGCTGAGAAAGTAGTCAAGAAAGTCACTCTTGCCAAACCAGAACAGATCATTGATCTTCCGGTGATCCAAGAGTATGCCGAAGTGACAGGGATGATAGAGCAGTACAACTCTGCCTATAACAGCCAGCATTATGAAGCTCTGATTGCAATGTTTGAGCAGATGCAGGATGATGAGGATATTGAACTTTTACTGTTGAGCCTATGACACTTGAGCAAAGACTATTTGAAGGTGATCGAGCCAAAGAGGTTCTTGAGAACGAAGCCTTCAAAACAGCATTTGAAGCAATAGAGAAAGAGGTAGTCGAGCAATGGAAAACATCACCGGCAAGAGACGAGGCAGGCCGAGAAAAATTGTGGATTTATCTAATGCTGCTAAAGAAGGTGCAAGGGCATTTGCAGAGCACTTTAGAAACCGGGAAGCTGGCAAGTCTGGAGATAGAGCACCGGAACAAATTACAGCAAGTGGCCCAAGCTGGGAAGAACTGGTTACGAGGATAACTGATAACAAAAGCTGGAAACACTCGGTTGCGATGGCTTTTCATCCTGAACCCAAGGACGACTACATCAAGACAGTTTGCGGGTTTGTGAGGGTCATGAAAGGCCCAGCAGGGTATACATTGAATACTGGTGAGACAGTGAATTTAGCCAAGGACAACGGCGTTTAATAGTTGTTCACGGGTATCGCAGTGATGCGCCCCCAAGGAGTTTGTAATGGCAGATGCGGACAATCCGGTAACGGAATCCAAAGAGGTAAATGTCAATGAAGCAGTAGCGCTTTTCGATAAGGTATTTAACCCTGTTGAAGAGACTAAAGAAACTACTGAGGAAGTAAAGGAAGAGCCAAAAGCTGATCCTGAAAAACCCACAGAAGTCGTTGAAGAATCGACTGAGGATGATCCGCTTGTCACCGTCAAGATTGACGGCAAGGAAGTGGAAGTCAAACTCTCGGAGCTTAAGAACGGCTACCAGCGTCAATCGGACTACACCCGTAAGACGATGGAGGTTTCTGAACAGAGGAAGACGGCAGAAGCGGAAACGCAGAAAGCCCATCAGGAGCGTGCTGATTACGCTCAAAACCTGCAAAAGATGGCCATCCAACTGGAAGGCGCTTTACAGGAGCAGCAAAAAACTGATTGGGACGCGCTATTACAGAGTGATCCTGTCGAGTACCTGAAACAACAGCACCTCTTTCAACAGAGGCAAGCTACGTTGCAACAGAATCTCCAGGAACAGCAAAAAGTAGCAGTGCAGGCCCAGGCTGAACAGCAAAAAGCTTATCAGAGCCATCTCGTTAAACAGCAGGAAGAACTTCTTGCCAAGTTGCCCGAATGGAAAGATGAGGCCAAAGCCAAGGCCGACAAAGCCGCAATGCGTGACTACCTGATAAAACAGGGTTACGACGATTCGGCCATCAACGCCGTTGCAGATCACAGAGCCGTGGTGATGGCTCGTAAGGCAATGCTTTACGACCAGATGATCGACAAAGCCAAAGTCGCAGCCAAACAGGTATCAAAACTACCTCAAAAGGTTGAGCGACCCGGCACAGGATCGAATCCCGGACTTGATAAACGTTCCGCCGTCTTCCAGAAACTCGAAAAGTCTGGAAGTGTCGAGGACGCAGCAGCGGCATTCGGGCAAATATTTAACAACTGAAAGGATGCAGAATGACTGCACCAACCAATACATACCTTACGACCGCCGCAATTGGTAATCGTGAGGACTTGTCTGACATCATCTACCGTATCTCCCCCACGGTAACCCCTCTGTTGTCTCTGGCCTCAAAAGCCAAAGCAACAAATACCACCCATGAGTGGCAAACCCAAGACCTTGCAACCGCTGCGAACAACGCACAGGTTGAGGGCGATACGCTGACCGCAAAAGTCGTTACCCCGACTGTGCGCGTCAACAATCGTACTCAGATCAGCGCCAAAGCCGTGGTGGTTTCAGGTACGCAACTGGCGATGAACCCTGCCGGACGTAGTAATGAGTTGAACTACCAACTCTCCCTCGCTTCGTTGGAAATCAAGCGCGATATGGAGTTTGGCCTGACTCAGAACGATGTGATCGGAACGGCTCCTCGTCAATCCCGCGGTCTTCGTGGGTGGCTGGTTGACAACGTATCCACGGGTGCTTCTTACGTTGCCCCTTCGGTGTATACGGGTAACGCAACTGTGGCGACCACGGACGGAACCCAGCGAGCCTTTACAGAGACTCTGCTGAAATCTGTTCTGCAACAAATCTTCACTGCTGGCGGTGATCCCGACACGGTGATGGTTGGTCCGACTCAGAAACAAACCTTCTCGACATTCACTGGTAACGCTACCCGTTTCGACAAGAGCGAAGACGCAAAACTCTACGCCTCTATCGACGTGTATGCCTCTGACTTTGGTGAACTCAAGATCGTTCCGAACCGCTTCCAGCGGACTCGGGATGCGTTTGTGATCGAGTCTCCCAAAGTCGCTGTGGCGTATATCCGTCCATTCCAGACTATCGAGTTGGCAACGACTGGTGACGCCCAACAACGCGAGTTGCTGTCTGAGTACACGCTGGAGTATCGGGCACCGAAATCTGGCGGAGCCATCTACGACTTGCTCTGATAACTGACTAAGGAAATATCATGTCAGTAAATCTTAAGCAAAACCCGGATGCTTCTGTTGGTTTGCAGGGAACGGACCTTGATGATGGCGGTTTCGTTATCGTCACCCTCAATTGGTCTGCTATCACTAACACTTCTGGTGCGTTCTTGACAGTCAGCGGCCCGGTTTTGAACCGGCGCATGATTGTGAAGGCCATCACCTATGTGAATGATACCGCTGCAACCAATGCTGTCACGGCCACTGTTAAAAAGGTGGCGTCAGCAACTGCTCTTGGCTCTGGTACGACCTTGCACACAAGCACGGTAAACCTACAGTCGGCAGCAGCTACCAACGTCAGTATGACCCTATCAGCGACTGCAAGTGATTTGGACATTGCCGCTGGGTCGCGTATCGGTTTCGTCATCAGCGCCACTCCTGGTGCTGCTGGTGTCGGCTCCATTACGGTTACTCTCGCACCGGCTTAAACCGGCGATCCGGGTGAAAAGCCCGGTTCATTTTTGGAGTTTATATGGCAGCAATCGGCTTAACAATCCAGGTAACTGGTGTAGCAATTACCACCAGTGGAGCATCTGCGTCAGCGACTATTCCTAATGCGTCTGATGGAAATATCCCGCGCTGGATTCGCATCGCAGCGACTCAAGCTGCTTGTGTGCGTCTAGGTAAAACTACTGCTACGGCAGTTACGACAGACATGCAGGTACAACCAGGGGATGCGGTGATTATTTCAACCAATGGTTGTGACAAGGTTGCAGCTATTCAAGTAACCGCAGCAGGTGTTGTTCAAGTATCTCCGGTGGAGAATCTATGATTGAGACGAGGATTCACACTCACGGAAATGAGGTGACATTTGAGAGCATTCAGGACTGCACGCCTATCCTTGAGAACACGACACGTCTTCATAATGAAGGCGCTCACGGATCGTCTGAGATGAAACACGCCGCTAGGATTCCTTTTGTGATCATCGAGAAATACTGCAATGACAATAATCTGTTGTTCAGTGAATTCATGGGAAACCCTGATCACATGAAACGGATTTGCAATGATCCTTCTCTGTCTGGATTCCGTATCTGGAAAGGTCAGTTGTAATGGCTCAGATCATTGATTACTCAAGTCTCCAAGCGAACGTAGCAGATTTTCTGCACCGTGCGGATTTGACTGGAGTAATTCCGACTTTCATTCAAGAAGCAGAACAACGGATGAATACGGATGTTGTCGCACGGGATATGGAGATTATTGCGCCATTGACAACCGTATCAGGTAATCCACTGCTCGCAATGCCGACAGATGTTACAGAGACACGCAGATTGACTGTGAGTAGTACTGATCCTATTCGTGTTTTAAAGTACATGGCGGCAGAGCAACTGGCCTTGAAATATCCATCATCCCGTGTCGGTACACCAGAAGTTTACACAGTGACCGGAGGTAATTTCCAGTTTGGCCCAATCCCTGATGCAGCGTACACACTTTCATATATGTACCGCCAGAGACTAACAGCTTTGACTGGTGCTGCGCCGACAAATTGGCTGATTCTAAAGTGGCCTCTTGCGTACCTCTATGGTTCATTATGTGCTGCTGCTCCTTATCTTGGAAACGACGTGAGGATTAAAACTTGGGAAGAAAAATACAAACAGATGGTTGACGGAATAAATAGTGTAGATTGGTTCTCTGGTGGAACGATGGCTGTGCAGGCGGTGTAATGGATAAATTAACTGGTTTTATGCCAGATAGCGACCCGACCAATCCGGGTGTCCTAACAGCATGCAATAACTTTATTCCTTATGAAGCTGGTATGTGTGGTGCTCCTACCGGATTAACGCCTGTTGGAGTACCTGCCCTTGCGGCTGCCTGTAATGGCGCTGTTGTAGTTACGAAATTAGACGACACAAGAAGGACTTTTGCAGGGACAACGACAAAGCTTTACGAACTATCAGGAGGTGTGTGGACCGATGTTTCTACGGGTTCTTATACTGGTGGAACTGATACTCGGTGGTCGTTCGCTCAATTTGGTAATACTACTCTCGCCTCTGATCTAACCGATACGATTCAAAGATCACCCGGATCAGGTATTTTTGCTCCTATAGCGACGGCTCCAAAAGCAAGAATCATCTTCACTGTAGGCTCTTTTGTAATGGCTCTAAATACCGTAGACGGTACTTTTGGTACATCACAAAATCGCTGGTGGTGTTGTGCTTCTTTTGATGAAACAAGCTGGACACCTTCTGTAACAACTCTTGCGACGACCGGGCAGTTAGTCTCTGCTCCCGGTCAAATCGTAGCCGGTGGAAGACTTGGTGAATACGCTGTAGCCTACAAAGAGAAGTCTATTTTTCTTGGGCAAAACGTTGGTGCTCCAGATGTTTTCGACTGGATACAAGTTCCCGGTGGTGAAGCGGGTTGTATAGGACAAGAGGCTTGGTGTGATATCGGAGGTTCGCATTTCTTTGTTGGAATGGACAATCTCTGGATATTTGATGGTTCTCGACCGACTCCAATAGGTGAAGGCATATTGAGGCAATGGTTTTATACGAACTCGAATCCAACTTATCGCTACAAGACTCAATGCAATTTTGAGAAACAGAATAATCGAGTGTGGATTTTCTATCCATCTACTCTTTCAACAACTCTTGATTCTGCGCTTGTTTACCATCTTGGATCGAAGCAATGGGGACAAGTCACAGTTAGCGTTGAAGCCATCCTTAATTACATCGCAGCGGGTACAACGATTGACGGTTTAAGTGCCGTAAGTTCTACGATTGACGGGCTCTCAGGATATTCGTTTGATTCTCAGTTCTGGTTGGCTGGTGGTAGAGGTTTAGGGATAGTAAATACATCGCATCAAATTCAGATGATGAACGGCGCATGTGCTACAAGCGGATTTACTACTGGAGATGCTGGAGACGATGACGTAGTTTCAACGATGAGAAAGATTCGTCTTCGGTTTGCTCCCGGATATACACCGTCTACAGCATCCGTACAGATGTACACAAAAATGAACGTAGGGGATGGACTTACTCCAATGTCAAACGTGACGATGGTCAATGGAAAGTTCGATGTTCTCCAATCTGCAAGGTATCACCGTGGGGCGTTTACTTTCACGGGCGATAACAGGGTTTTAGGTCTAGGCGCTGATATTACGCCTGATGGTCAATTTTGAGAGGTATATATGGCTGACTTAGGTTTTAATGGTACAGATCAATCGTGGACAGGTGGCAACCCTTTTCTTGGGTCTCAAAACCCGTATCTGCAACAAAACATCAATGCTGCGAATCAGAACATCACTAATGCTTATACGATGGGTACTGCCCCGCAGATGGCGTCTCGGCAGGCTGCTAGTGGGTCTTTTGGGAATTCTGGTCTTGACCAACTCCAAGGCGAACAACAAAGACAATTCGCACAGACATTAGGGAATACTGATGCCCAGATGCAGATGCAGGATTATCAAAATCAGGGAAATATGTACCAGTGGGATCAAGGATTCAATGCAAACCAATATCAGCAAGGTATTACTAACAACCGCAACAATCTACAAGATTACATGGGTCTGCTATCCACGGCGAATAACTTTGGCAATCAAGATATCAACAACGCAAACACCATCTACAACACCCCAATGAACTATGCGCAAGGATTTGGAAATCAAGCAAACAGCATTGGTAACGGGTATGGAACTACTACTGGGTCCACTTCTTATCAACAGAGTCCTGTGATGGGCGCTCTAGGTGGCTGGCAGTTAGGTGGAGCGGTAGCGAAGAATACGAGCAATCCATCGAGTAACTATAACTGGACTGGCTCTAGCCAGTATTTCTGATGATCGACTTCATGGTAATTTCGTCCCCTCGTAGTGGCAGTACGTGGGCAGCAAATTGGTTAACTACCGATTACAGTATGTGTCTGCATGATCCTCTATGGACGCATCATTACACGACGCTTGATGAGATAAAAAGCAACAAACGTCTGGGTATTTCGTGTACAGGCATCTATCTCTTCTCGGATTGGGTGAATAAGCATCCTTCTCGGAAAGTTATCCTTCACCGCCCCTTGGAAGAAGTAAACGCATCTTTGGACAAGATGGGTCTTCCGATGATCAGTGAATCACAGCACAAGAGACTCGACTATATCGAAGGCACTCATGTTCAATGGACTGATATTTTTCATCGGCCAAAGGACATTTACGAATATCTTACTGGGCTGGAATTTGATGAAGAGCGACACAAGTTTTTGATGGACATTGAAATGCAGCCACGTCTACAAGGACTTTCTATGGACAAAGCATTGACAAAGAGACTCATTGATGAGTTAGGAGAATTGACATGATTGGTTCAATTATCGGCGGTGGTATTGGTCTTCTGAGTAGCATGGGGAATAAATCCCAAAATACAACTCAAGATAAGTCTCCGTGGGCTTCTGCTGCGCCGTGGATGCAACAGAACATCGCTAGAGGTCAGCAACTACAAGACTTCTACGCCAAGAATCCTTTCTCTCAAGGTCAACAAACAGCATACGGTAATCAGGCTGCTCTAGGGAATAGTTATCGTGCGATGTTGCCCCAACTGATGTCTGGTCTTCCTACACAGCAATTCAACCGTGCTAATCCTGCTGCGCGTGCTCCCATGCAAAGCTTCGCACCTCCCGGAGGAAACTTGGGGTTTTCACCAATCCAAAACCAGTTTGATCCGTCACAGATGGCTCCTACTCAACAGGCCGCTCCGCCTCCTGCGTATGTAGCCCCTCCTGGGCAGCGTAGAAACTGGCTAGACCCCCTCGGTATCAATCCGGGCTTGTTTGATCCATTCGGTATCGCACAAGGAGGGCAAGGATAATGGGCCTTCTCGACGCGCTCAATTCTAACGAAGGCCGTCTAGGTGTTGGGCTGCTTGCGGCTGCTGGGCCTAGGGATATCCTTCAATCTGGTTTTGGTGATCGTCTGCAAGAAGGGCTTGGGAAGATGGACGCCTATAAACAGACAGCATTGAAACAAAAGATGGATGACATGCAGTATCAGATGCTGATGCAAAGCCTCCAACAGGCGACGAGAAAGAACGATCTTATTAATCAGGCTCTATCGCAAGCTAACCAACCTGAACAACCTCAACAGCCACAAGGACAACCTCAGACGCCACTATTCAATTCCATGTCTCCAGCAATGACGGCAGGAATTGAGAATGCCGGTCTGCCTGCGCCTATTCCTCAAAAGCAAACCTCTACTGCTGCATTCACGTCTGGTCCGTTCGCAGGAATGGATAGAAAGATGGTTTTGAATGACTTGATGTTCAATAATGGCGAGCATCTTTCAACCTTTATGAATCAGCGGACTACGCCGACTGACTTCCAGAAACTTGTCACGGCTGCTGGTATTCCTGACGCTCAAGGTGCATTACAGACGCAAGTTAAAAAGCAAAACTACACAGCCCCCACCCGTCTTGGTGAAGGTGCGTTTGCAGATGCAAATGGAAATGTCCAAGGTCTTCCAACTACTGCGCCTCCCGGTTTCATCAATGTCAATAGTGGTGGTCAATGGTCTACACAACCTGTCTCTGGTGGTCTACCTGCGGCTGCTCAGTCCAATAAAGCCATTGAAGGAGCAAAACAGGAAGCCAAGATTGAAATGGTCAAGGACGCCTCCGGAAGAATGGTTCCCCGCAGGATGGGTGATATCGTCAATACTTTCGGACAATCTACAGTACCTCAGACAGGCCCGTGGGCAACGATGCCGAAGGTACAGGAACCTACTGGTATTGGACAGACTACCGCTCAAGAACAAGCCCAAAAAGGCCAAGGCGAAGCCGTCACGAAGCTAAGTGAGAAGTTCGGCACGTCGGCACAAGAAGCAAACCAGAGAATCGCTGTTAACAACCAAGCTCTTGAACTTGTTGACAAGTCTGATATCGGTTCTTTGGCTCCGCTGCGGGCTGATATCAAGAATGTGATTCAAACCTTTGTGCCGGGTATTTCTGAGTCCTCATTTCAGAATACTCCAAGCGCAACAATGGCTCTCCAAAAGGACTTGGTTAACGCTGCGACTCAAAAGGCTAAACAGCAATTTGGTTCTCGTATCACACAGTCAGAGGTTAACCTCATGCTGACCCGTGGTGCTCCGAATGTGAGTATGCCTAAAGCTGCTCTGAAATATCTAATCGAGTCTGACAACAAAGCATCTCAGTATGCTATTCAACAATCGCAGGACTTTGGCAAATATGTTTCCGGTGGAGGGGACCCGTACCAGTTTGAAGGATGGTATGCCAATAAATTTCCAATGACCAATGAAATCAGCAAAGTCAAAATGCAGTCTCCGCAGACATGGGGCATCAAGAAGGTGAACTAATGGCCGAATACGACATTACATCGCCTGACGGAAAACAGTTCCGTGTTACCGCGCCTGATGACGCTTCTCAGGATCAGGTGTTGGCCTATGCACAGAAGAATTTTCAGATGGCTGCGGAAGTTTCACGTGGAACAATTGCTGATACGATGCGCTCCGCTCTGCGTTCTGCTTTCCCTATGGGCTCGATGGCCCTAGAGAATACGCTCGGTGTTCTTGGCATGGGCAAAGACGTTGCCGCTGGTGGTGTACGCGGTGCAGGATCTATTGGTGCGACAGTCCTAAGACCGTTCGAGACTGCTCCTGAAAACGCACAACGCCGTCAGTCAATGGACGAAGCCCTTCAAACATTGGGAGCGAACACAAAATCTCCCGGTTTTGCTGCTGGCAAGCTTGGCGCGGAAATTGCTGGCACAGCGGCCATCCCCGGTGTAGCCGCAAAAGGCTTGGGAATGATCCCCGGTGTCTCTGCTCTGGCCGGACCGCTCCTAGACTCAATCGGCACTGCGGGGATGTCTGCCGGTGGCGCTACAGGGCTTCCAGGGCTTGCCATACGTGGCGCTGGAGGGGGTATTTCTGGTGCCTTGACCGCTGGGGCCATTGATCCCAAAGATACGGCTACAGGGGCTGTAATCGGGGCTACGGTTCCTGTTGTTGGGAAACTTGCTGGCGATCTTGGATCAGCATTAAGGGCACAAGGAGCTACGGATGGCGCTCAAAACGCCATGAAAGACGCTGCCTTGGCAGAAGGACGGGCCGCTGGTTACAAGGTTCCAAACTCCGAAGTTGCCCCTACCTTTCTAGGAAATCGTCTTGAAAGTCTAGGAGGGAAAGCAGCTATCAAGCAGGAAGCAACACTTTCAAATCAAAAGGTTACGAACGAACTTACACGCAAGGCTTTAGGTATTCCGTCTGATGTTCCTATTTCTCAAAGTGCTTTAGATGATCTGCGAAAGACTGCCGGACAAGCTTACAAAGAAGTAGCCGATATCTCTCCCCAAGCAGCGGCTGATCTTGAAGCTTTGAAGACCGCAAGGAACGAAGCACAAGGGTGGTTCAATGCCTACAACCGTTCTGCTAGGCCAGATGACTTGGCGAAGGCAAAAGCTGCCAGAACACTTTCTGATCAACTTGAAAATGCTCTTGAACAACATGCTTTCAATGCTGGAAATGACTTCCTGATTCCACAGTTGCGAGATGCTCGGCAACTTATCGCAAAGACCTACACAGTCGAGAGAGCCTTGAACAAAGCCACTGGAGACGTGTCTGCTCCTGTGATAGGGCGCTTATTTGATAAGGGCAAACCATTATCTGATGGACTTGAGACTGTTGGCAAGTTCAATCAGGCATTCCCTAAATTCACTGGCAACGCTGTAAACACACCTGCGCCCGGAGTGAGCAAGGTAGAGGCTTTATCCAGCGCTTTATTGGGTGCTGGAGGGGCTGCTGTATCAGGTAGTCCAATGGGCATATTGGCGGCTGGACTTCCCCTTCTGTCTCATCCTGCCAGAGCATTGGCGCTTTCTAAATTCATGGAAAGAACGCCTCAATATGCAGCCCAGTTGAATCCGCTTCTAGGCGCGAATTTGGGACTTCTCACTCAGGGGGCTTATCGTTCGGCTCCTGCTTTGGCTGGTCTGTTGGACCGATAAAGTATCCGTACAGAAAAGCTCCTATGACAATCAAGACACCCTTCCAGATCATGTATTCAATCATGCCTCATTATAGGTAAAAATCATGCCAGTACCAGTTCTTATTACAGATTTGTCTCAGACAGCAGCAAGCAACTATCCTCAAGGGTCAGATTCACCGTCTACTCTGGATGACGTTCAGCGTGCCGATGGTTCTTTTATTGCGATGCTCCGTGATGGTAAGGGCCTGACAAACCCTGTCATCCTTGCCTCCGCAGGGACTACAGACATTGGTGGTCAGAATTCTTTGTCAGTAGAGATAAGTGGAACGACCACGATCACGAGCTTTGGAACTAACTACAATGGACCACGTTACATCAAGTTCCAAGCTGCACTGACGCTAACATACAACGCGACAAGCCTTATTATTCCAGGTGCTGCAAGTATCACTACGGGCGCAGGAGATACGTGCATAGCGATCCCTAACCAAGCTTTGAATGGGTGGACTGTCGCTAATTATGTGGTCGGTTCTTTGACTCCCGGAACGTCTGCTTATGGGAGTGGAATTGTTGCTACTACAGCAATGACATTTCAGCAAACGTCAGCACCTACAGGATGGACAAAAGTAGTAACGCATAACGACAAAGCGCTAAGAGTGGTGTCGGGTACTGCTAGTTCAGGCGGCTCGGTTGCGTTTAGTACAGCGTTTGCATCTCAGGCTGTCGGGGGCACCGTAGGCGGGACAACTTTAAGCAGCGCCCAGTTACCAGCCCACACGCACGGAAGTATTTTCGGTTCTGGGGATGGCGCTGGAGCGACTAATGCGTTTACATCGTATCCAAATAGTGGCTACCCAACTTTCAACAATACAAATTCAGTAATTTACACAGTCACATCTGATGGTGGATCAGGAGGGGGCAGCTCTCACACTCACACATTTACTGGCACTGCCATCAATCTGGCTGTGAATTATGTTGATATGATAATTGCAACGAAAAGCTGATATGAAGCTTGAACAAGGTAAATTCTGTCCGCTTATCAAGAAAGACTGCATAGAGCTAAAATGCGCATGGTTCACTCAAGTTAGAGGATTCGACCATAACAAAGGGATAGATATTGATGAATATGCTTGTGCTATTGCATGGATGCCTGTTCTTATTATTGATAACAGCCAAAAACAGAGAGAAACAGGAGCGGCTGTAGAGTCATTCAGAAATGAAGTGGCGAGAGCAAGCGGAACGCTAACATTGCCAAAACAAGCCCCAATTGCTCAGATTAAATAATGACACTAAACGTCACTCCCCGTCAAAATGTAGATGCAGAGACTGCGCGGTGGTATAGGGATATTGCCAATGCAGTAAACAAGTTATCTACTCTGATAACTACAGGCACATTGACTGCGACAACGGCGAATATAACGACAGCAAACATAACTACTGCAAACATAACAACTTCCAACGTTACGACAGAAACAGTCACAACGCTTCATGCAACAACCATAGATAGCGTTACATCCATCAACAGCGGCCCTCTTGCCGGTAATCATAATCGTCTGATCAACTCCAGTTTTGTTCATGACCAACGCAATGAGGGTAATGCAAAAACATTCACAGCAGGGGCAGCGCTCTCTTACTGTGTAGACCGTTGGTATGGATACTGCACTGGTGCGAACGTCACTGGTCAGAGAATTGCTGGTGCCGGAAATTCTCAGTACCGTTACCGTTTTACCGGAGCAGCTTCTGTCACCGGGATTGGATTCGGTCAGAGAATCAAGGATTCAAACAGCTACGATCTGAATGGAAGAACTACTACGGTCGGGATTGATCTTGCCAACTCGTTACTGACAACGGTAACGTGGACTGCTTACTATGCTAATACAGCGAACACTTTTGGTACTCTGGCAAGTCCTACTCGCACTCAAATCGCAACAGGAACTTTCACCGTTACAAGTACAGTAACTCGTTACTACGCGCAGATTTCAAATCCAGCAGCAGCTACTACAGGCATTGAGCTTGTTGTAAGTGTCGGTGCTCAAACGTCTGGAACGTGGACTATTGGTGAACCTCAATGGGTTCCGGGTTCTGCAAATGAAATCTGGATTGAGAAAAGATTAAATGAATTTGATCTTTGCTTACCGCACTACGAGAAAAGTTATAACGCTGGAGTCGTGCCAGGAACAGCGGCTCTTAATGGTGGCGATGCCCTGTCTGT